CCCCATGGTCAATTGGTTCCAGATGTGCATCCAGTCACCATATTGACGATCAATTCTTTGACCACCAATTTCGACTTCAACTTGAGCGATCAATTGTTCGCCGGGGAAGTCCAACCAACGAGCATAGACACCGGATCCAACTCCAGCAGAGAAGGAAGCGACACCCATAAGTTGGTTAATTTCGGGCAAAGTGACTTGCAAGTAAGTTCTGTAAGCCAAATCACCGTTTCTGCTGATGGTGCATTGTACTCTGCGACCAAAATCAGCTTGACCATTGAAAGTTTGTTCAATAGATTCAATAGCGAAGTTAGTGTATCTTCTGTAAGTAACCTTCCAGAAAGTAATTTGAGGATTACCTGTACATTTTCCTCTACCTTATCTTTCGATAAGGAGTAGACTATATCTTAAAATGAAATTATACAATATTTATATTACATTGTTTTACTTATAACTAACTCATTATTTAGTATAAATTCACTCGAAAACCATTTAGTCGTTGAACCTTCTTCTTTAAATTTTTGTATTTTTTCAATAATATAATTAATTTGTTCTATATCAATATTTTTTTTAGATGAATTATATTTTATTAATACGGGCATCATATTTGACCAATTCCAACATTGAAATTTTTGAGTTTCATCTGTTAAATCAAATTTATATACTGGTATAATATGGTCGATTGACCAAAGTGAACCATAATTTTCCCAATTCATTTCAGATGTAAAGTTATATTCTAACCATTCTCTAAAATATTGGATATTACAGCCAATATAATTCATTGTAGTATCATTTTTATTAAGAATATTTCGTAATCTAGAAGCAAGTGATTTTTTTATTCTATAATTCATATTTGAATTATGTTCATTTTTACACCATTCTGTTTTTTGTTCAATTAAAAATTTTGGATAACATTTTTGACAAATCTTTTTTTTATAAAACTTTTTTAGTTTGGCAAAATCTTTTAAGGGCTTTTCAAAGCTACACTTTTCACATTTTACCATATAAGTTTCTAATCGTTTTTGTCTAAAATTTTTTTTTCTTAATTTATCCATCTCATTTGAACACTTTTTACATACACTAGAATAAGTATTTGTATCACTATACTTTCTAAAATTATTTAGAAATTTTATTATACTACATTTAGTACATTGCTTTTCTTGTTCTAAATTCATTATTGTTATATTATTTTGAAAATTATTTTTATATTATTATTTACAACTTATTTAAAGAAGCTTGGATGCTCATTGCCCATTTTATTAATAGTATATTTAACTATTAATTCATCTTATTCATTATTACTATACCTAAGTTTTTTATCTTAGCCATAACTTTTTCACAAAAGTTACTTAGTAGAATAAGCTTTAGGGGTTTCAAGCAATTTGATTTTCTCACTAGGGGTTTTCATACTACATATACAAACTAACTTGTTATAGTATCCCTAATTAACATCCGTGGTTAAGTCAAAATTAATTATGACAAAGTCCACAAAGGGCTTTATGAATACCTTATTGTTTCAGTATTCCCCGATGTTTTTCTACCCTACAGGTTTTTAAGGTAAACATCTTGAGCTCCGTAAGCTACGAGTTGCATTAATCCGCCTCCCATTTTTATATAATCAGTCAAGAAAAAAATTTTGCTAAAATTAAATTAATTACAAAAAAACTAATTTAATTTTTACCTACATTATTAGGAAAGTAAATTATTAATATTTAAATTATCCTTCATAAATATGGCCAAATAATTTTCATCAAATACTTCTTTTTTCCCCTCATGATTTTTAGTAAAAATATATGAATCTTTGCGTTTTTTAATTGACCAACCATTGTCTAAAGCATTATATAGGAATATCATTTTCTTAAATTTTAATTTATCAATTTCTACTTGTTGTTCATTAATAGTCACTTCAATATTCATATTAATATAGTTATTGAAAGTATAATTTTAATTTTTACTTAATTATAAAATATTGAAACTATTATAATTATTTCTTAATAGATAAGAATATTTAGTAATTTGTTAGTTTATAAATAAATTAAAACTAATAAAATAATATATATTACTAATAATTAATTAAATATTATAATTTAGAAAATACATAAAGGCACAAACTAATAAATGCCAAATTTTAAACCAAAAGCAAATAAAAAAATACATATTTTTAAAAATTATACTAATACTTTAGATGGTAAACATACAGAATTTATTAACGAATTTTCTAAAAATGAGATAAATACAATTCCTTCATTAAAAGAAGAAAAAGATAAACTAAAAAATAAATTAGTTTCTAATCAAAATCTAACAATTGAACAAATTATGGAAATAAAAGATAGAATTAAAGAAATTAAAGAAAATATAAAATTATTAAAAAAAAAAAAAAATAATTATTTGTTAGATAATTCAAATCTTATATTTGAATACTTTGAAAATAAAAAAAATATTGATAATATTGAAGAAAATAATAAAAATAATTCAACTTTAAAAAGTCAAGCTATATTTAATATGTTTAAAATTAGACAATCTTTAACAGAATCAACTAATGAAGAAATTTTAAATAAAAATAATAAAAATATTGTTCAAAAATATTTTAGTAATATTGATGAAAGTTTAATTGATATGAATTTATTTGTAAAATCAACTGATATTTGTCAAAGTTGTTATAAAGGCGAATTAATTCCTTTAGAAGAAGAAGGTATAATTATTTGTAATCAATGCTTTATTAGTTTGCCTTACTTAATAGAAAATGAGAAACCAAGTTATAAAGAACCACCTAAAGAAGTTTGCTTTTATGCTTATAAGAAAATAAATCATTGGAAAGAAATTATTTCACAATTTCAAGGAAAAGAAACAACCCAAATAGATGATAATGTTATTGAACAACTTAAGTTTCAGATTAAAAAAGAACGAATTACTTTAGAAGATTTATCACATCAAAAAACAAAAGAAATATTAAAAAAACTAGGTTTTAATAAATATTATGAACATATTGCATTTATTAAAAATAAATTAGGAATTAAACCGCCCATATTTACTCCTGAATTAGAAGATACACTTTGTAATTTATTTATGGAAATACAAGCACCATATGCACAAGTATGTCCAGATTATCGAGTTAATTTTTTAAATTATTATTATGTTTTATATAAATTATGTGAATTATTAGGTGAAAAACAATTTTTACAATTTATACCTTTATTAAAGGATAGAGAAAAGCTTATTGAACAAGATGAAACATGGAAAAAAATGTGTTATGTATTAGATTGGGAATTTATTCCAACTGTATAGATGGCTGTTCTAGATTTTAATTAAATGCTATTCCAGATTTATTTTCTATGTCTTTTTGTATATCTTTTTTTTCCTTTGTTATTTCTTTTTTTTCTAGTGTTTCTCTTTTTCTTTTTTCCTCCCATTGACATATCAGAACCCATTGTATCATCAGTTATGGTTGATATTTCTGAACTAGGAAAAGATGATGTAGATTGTGATCCAAGTGAAGGATATGATTCCATATCTGTATATGTATCTTCATCTGTTAAATGATTTGTATTTTGTTGTAATATTAAGTTCATTTGTTCTTCCCAATCTTCGTCTGGATTCTGAGCAAATCCACTAATATTATTTTCTTCATATTCAGTAAGAATATTATCATTAGTATTATTATCTGAACCAATTGTACTAATATTTAATTCATCTAAAGTCATTGGTCCTTGACTTTCAGGAGTATTTGTATTTTGACCTCCTTTAGCCAATTCATTCATCTCTTTATATTCATCTTCTCTGTAAGAAATAGGATTAGTATCAACACTAGTAGTCATAGAACCACCATTTAAATGTCTTTTTTTATGTGTATGTCTTTTATTTTTCTTATTATGTCTTTTTTTATGAGTGTTTCTTCTATACTTCATTATATAAATATATGTATAAATTATTATAAATATATATAATTATATTATTTTATAATGAATTATAGTGTTTATTAAGAATATCTCTTAAATTCTCAAATTGTTTCCATCATTCATTAAAATTCATATATTTTTCTTGAACAAATTGTTCATCTTCTTCTAATTCACAAAATTCAAACCAGTATATTGTAATTCTATTTAACAAATTTAATATTTGTTTAACTTCGTTTTTTTGATCTAATACATTTGTATATTGAAATGTATTCGTTCTTTCTTCATATGATATATTGTTAGTTAACATGCCATTATAAAGATTTACTTGGCAACAAGTATTTAATGTATTTGTATTCAAAAAAATATCTCTTAATGTAAAATATAAATTATCATTTAATGACTTATTCTTTAGACCATTATCATCATTAATATACATATATTTAATTCTATTTATTAATATACCCGACATCTTACAATATAAAGATATATACTTTAATAGCTTTATATTATTATATTAGTTTAGTTTAAGGAAATCCAACAAGTTTAGCACCAATACCAAAACCAGCACCTGTTCTAGTACTAACACCCATAGAAGGAATATAAGTATCTAAAATAGCAAAAGTAGCAGCAGCAGTTAAAGAAACTAAAGCAATTTCTTCAAGATTTAATGAGCGTTTTGGAATAGCAAAGGCAGCAATAGCAACCATTAAACCTTCAATCAAATACTTAATAACACGTTTAACAAGTTCATTAACATCGAACATTTCGAGCATTTTATATATTTTAAAAAGAAAAAAATATATATTTTAAGAAAATTAACTTAAAACTAACAAATAACTAAATATATAGAATGTCTAAAATTAAGAATATTAGAAAACAAGGTTTTGAAAGAAAAAATTTAAATAATGGACAACCTAATCCTAAATATGTTGATGTATTAGACGTAGATAAGCCTCTTGCTGGACAGACTTTTGGTTGTTTTTCTTTTATTTCACCTGAAAAGATTATTAAAGAGAAGGAACATTTTTTCTTTGAAGAATTCCTAAAGAACTGGGAAATGAATAAATCTATGGAAAAGTTTCATCAATTTCTAAACTTTGTTTCTTTTAAGTATAAGTTAAATTTTGAAGATATTATTAAGGATTTTGAATCATTTATTCAGGAAGAAAAGGAAACAATTGTTAAGACTGGTATTGA